CGAGACGTTGTCCGCAGTTCCAGCAGTAGCCCGTGGTCTTGCTCCATCTAGGTCGCTTGCACGGGCCAGGGCAGGCGTACATCATCGGGGGAGACCAACTAGCCATCGGCTGAGAGCTTGTTGGCCATGCGAAGAACGTGATTACGGATCGCCACCCGAACCTCAGCAGCGAAGGTCCTCTCATTCATCTCAGCGAGGTCTCGAAGCACCTGAATGTCCTTTTCGGACACCAACGCTGAGACCTGAATCTGCTTCTCTGTTTCCATGTACCGTACATTAGACTACGGTACGGACGGAGTCAAGTGGGCGCCAGGCCGTCGACGGTTCTACGGCACGGGGTACGCCCCTGGCGCCCGGTGGATTATGCCCTGCCGAGCAGGAACAGAATCAGCAGCACTACCAGGATGACGACTATGAGCGTGTAGATGCTCATGGTTCTTGGGTGGGTAGAACGGAGGCGCTGTCTGGATCGCCCACTTGCGTGCCGGCCACGGCCTTCACGAGCGATCCCACAGCTGCGAGACCACCGATGGCGAGAACCTCGCGCCAGTCGTCCCAGCCGAGAGTCACAAGGGATCCGCCAGCCGACATAATGAAGGTCGCGACGATCCTCTCTGCTGCGTCTCGGAGCCATACCTTGTTAAACATCACTTACGCTTCCCGACTCGAGGAACGGTCGGACGTGCGACCTTGACGCCGCCCTTGCGGGGCTTGGGCGTTGCCTGCTGCGGTGTGGGTACGTTTACTGGTGCCATGCCTGAATCCTAAGACCCAGAGCGGACGCTAGTAGACGTAGTTGACGTCTTCGCAGTCTGGAGAGCTCACGTCGCCGGGGTCGAGCCAGACCTGGTCAAAGCCGTCCCCGCAGTCGATGAAGTCGCCACCGGAGTCGTCAGAGGCAGCACGCATGTCGTCGGGTCCAGGCCCACCGGCCATGAAGTCATCGCCACCGCCGCCCTTGACCACGTCGGCCCCAAACCCTCCGTAGAGGTCGTCCCCCGAACCACGCCCGGAGATGAAGTCGTCCCCACCCCGGCCACGAATCTGATCGTAGCCCTCGTCGCCTACGAGGTAGTCGTCGGTGTCGTCGCCCTCGATGATGTCGGCGCCGGCGACTGGGACGAGGATGAGGAGCAGCGTTACGAGAAGAACTGCAAAAGCTACGGCTGCGTAGATCCAATGACGCATTGCCACACTCATCCTACTACCCCCAGGTCAGGAGGCAAATCCGGGGAAACGTAGGTCGTGCAGTCGATCGGCTGCTGCGCCTTGAGTAGAGCCTTGATCTCTGCCAGGTGCTTCTCGAACTGGCGCCTGAGCTTTGGGTCTGCCGGGCCACCGGAGTCGATCACGTCGGCGATGGTGGCGTACTGGATGAGAGCGGCCTGGCGGGTGGCCTTGCGGTTGGCGTTTTGGACGACGCAAAGGGCGTAGTCCTGCCGGCGTGATGCGAGGGCGTTTCGCTCGCGCTCCTGGTCGGCATAGCGAGCCCGAAGAATGAAAGCGGCAACGAAGGCTGCAACGAGAACGGCCAGCCCGAGTACGACCATGAGGGCAGGACGGATGCGCTGCGGGCTAGCTTCCACCCAGGGCCCCTGTGGCGGCAGCGATGAGGACGGCGGCAAAGAGGGTGAAGATGACTCCCGCGACTCCACGCGCTAGCCACTTCCAGTTCGACTCTTGGCTGTCGATCTTCTTCTCGGCATTGTCGAGTCGCAAGACCAGGACACCCAGCGCCCTCGAGCCGCCCTTGTCGAGCTCCTCGAACTCCTTACGCAGCTGTCGGCGGGTGTCCCGGATCTCATGTTGAAGCTCCCGCAGTTCTGCCTTGAGCTCCTCGAACTCCCGGCGGGTGACCCCGTTGCCGTCCACCTATTCCCGCCAGACATCTCGGCGGATCGCCTTTCCGCTCATGCTCGGTCCGGGGTGAAGAAAACCTTTCCACGCTGGAAGGCGCCCGGATGGTTTTTCGTCCAGGACTCGATGTCCTTGGTTCTGCCGGTTACCCGATCGCGTGACTTGTCCAGGTAGGACACGCGCCACTGCTTCACGGTCTCGAGCCGGGCCAGTTCCCGCTTGACCATGTTGCGGAAGCCGTCCTCGGTCGGGTTGGTGTTGGGGTGGCAGTTCGTACCGAGGTCGACCTTGCGAGAGGGTGCCCACTCCCAATGCTGCACGACCTGAGAAGCCGCGATGTCCTGGTGCCAGAGCAGGGCAGCGTGGATGCGGGCGGCAAGGATGACCCTGGAACCAGCCAGGGCGCTCGTACCGGGGTGCTCGATCTCGAGCCCGTACGCCTGAGAGTTGCCGGTCATGCCGCGACAGGAGCCGCCGTCAGGCAGGCCGGCGTGATTGGCGACCCCCGCCGCAACAACGTAGACCACGTCGTCGTAACCCAGGTAGACGTTTGCCAGCGGGCCTGGTAGGTCTGAGCGACCCTTGATGATGACGCCTAGCGAGGGGGTCAGGTTGCCTGCAGACTTGGATGGGCCAGCCGTGTGGTGGTTTACAGAGCCCTTGGGGTTGAACTGAGGGGAGACCCCGGCGAAGTCCCTGCCTCGGGTCTTCCAGCCGTCCACCTCCCGGACAACGAGACCAGCCCTACGAAGGCGGGTAGCGATGCCGGTGTCAGGCATCGTCCTCATCTTCCTCATCGCCCACCGGGATGAGCAGGCTCTCTCGCTCCGAGTCCTCTAGTACCTCTTTGGTGAAGTCGAGCTCGCAGCCGTCGAGGTCGTCGGTCATGTCCTAATCCTAGGTAGGCACTCGGAAGATACGGATGAAGCCGGCCAGGTCGGTGGTCGAGTCGCCAGCCGTGCCACCCGTGCCGGCGTTGAAGGTGGCCGTACCAGCACCTCCTAGCCACGCTGCCACCAGGTAGGTGTGAGAGGCGGCGGTCGGAGTGATGGGAGTCCGCGTATAAATCGGCATGTTGGGAGCGGAGGCACCGAGACGGGCGATCGTTCCGACAACCGTGGTGTTGTCCTTGAGGATCAGGTTCATGGAAACCGCAGGCGCCGCGTACATCGGGCAGTAAAACTCGATTATGTGCGGCACGGCCTCGTAGGTGATGGCTCCACTCGAAACGATCGTCGTGGCAGTGCCGACAGTCGTAGCCGACGTGCTCTGATCGCCCGTGTAGGTCGTCAGGTTGACCTGCTTGAGGAAGTTCATGTTGTCGACGTGCTCGGAGTTCCAGACAGCCGCCGTGACGGCAAAGCCCGTTGCGCGGGTGGTTGCCGTAGTCCAGGGCATCAGGCCAGCACCGTGTTGGTTCCGAGCTCGTCGAACCCGGTAGTACCGAGGTGCCAGCCACCCAGGGCGGCGTTGAATCCTCGGGACAGGTTGAACGTACACGCCAGGACGCGCTCTCTGGCCGTGTAAGACTTCCGGTAGCCCAGAACAACGGATTGCCTGTCGATGGCCGTGCCGCCCGTACCGCGCCTCTTGACGCGCACAACCGAGCCGATCGTCCCGTGCAGGATCTTGGAGATGCGATCGGTGTCGGCGCCCTGAATGGTCACGGTGGTAGGTCGCAGGGTGGGCGTCTTCCACTCGGCCAGGATCGTGGAGACCACCGTCCGCACGTCGTCGTCATCCATGAGTGGTAGCCCGACCTCGTCGTCACGGGTCTTGGGCTTTCGGTCGGAAACGCTGGTGGCGTCGGTCACGGTGATAGCCCTGCCTCCGTCGATGGAGCCGGTGACGGTGTTGAACACCTCGTTGTCATAGAGCAAGTCTATGTCTGCGTACGGCGTTTCCCCGGTGGCGTCTCCGAAGGTGCCGGCAGATGGAGCTCCGTCGAGGGAGTCGAAGTCCCTGAAGATGGGGTTGCCTACGCCGTCAAAGTAGAACTGGGAGCGGGGGCGCTCGGTCTGAACGGTCTCCACGATCTCGTCCAGCTTGCCCTGGCCATACTGCATGGTTGGCTGCATCGTGAAGGAGCCTGGCTCGATGGCAGACGTAGACCACAGAGGGCTCGAGGCGATGGCTGCGATACGGGCGCCGGTCAGCTGAGAGGCGTAGCCCCGTTGCGCGCCTGCCTGGTAGTGGTCCAGGATGGTGTCCGGCTCGAGCGCCTTTTCGTAGATAGCGACATGGGCCAACCAGGCATCAGGGGGGTTGGTACTTTTGCTTCCGATGATGATCTCCGGGTTGGCGGCAGCAGCGGGGAAGTTGGTCCCCGTTCCGCCCTCCTTGTCCAACACACCGTTGAGGTACAGCCTTTGGGTTGTCGGAGTGAAGGTCACAGCAATGTGATAGATCGGCCCGACAGTCATAGAGGTAGTGCCAAGAATTAGCGGGGCAGGGGCCGCAGTAAAGCCCACAACGTCCCCCGTAGACGAGATGAAAAGCTCCCAGACAGCACTACCGCCAGTATCCAGCGGGCCAATGACAATCCGATGCGTCACCCCTACCTGCGCCAGCTTGACCCAGGCTTCGACTGTCAAGCGGTTACCGTCAAGCGTCTCGCCACCCGAAGAGTCAAGAGGGATCCGCGCATACTGCGTGTTGGCACGGGCAAACCGGACTGACGTTCCGGGGTCTCCAAGGATGAGACCAGGCTCACCAAGGGTAGGAAGGTTTTTGTACGTCCCCGAAGGCCCAGCCGTGCCCTCCACCTCTGCCTTCGTCACGCGGTTGTGGGTCCTGTAGCGGCGGTTCCTGCGATTCTCGCCCTTCCACTTCCCTCCGTGTCTGTAACGAACGTGAGAGACAACCTTGGTGCCCTCGGGCTCCCCAAGCTGCCAGTAGCCCCAGGGTTGGTCGTAGGTGACGACATCTTCATACGAGCTCGCATCCGGTGGATCCAGCGTCGGCAGAGCATCAGCAGCCAGCAACCCCATGCCATCTACACACGTAACCGTCACCTCGGAGTAGGTCGTCCTGGCTGGGTACTCGAGGTCGTAGTCCTCGGCGTACCACAGCCCCTGATAGAAGCGATCGGGATACGTGCCCTGCCAGAGCGCGACCCCGTCCACCCAAAACGTGCTCGCCGTGGTTCCTGACCAGCGCGTTCCGATACGGGCGGTGACGGCACCGACGGGAGCAGTGGTCGTGACCCAATGGCGGCGAAATGTCGTACGGGTGGAACGAGAGAGTGCCTGCGTTACCCCGAGCGAGACTGAGCCCGCGTCGAAGTACTCGATCTCGAGGCGCACGGTCTCGAAGGTGTCGGAGGAAAACCAGGCAGAGGCCGTGTACGTCAGGCCGGCGGTCACGTCGAAGCGGGTAGCACCACCGAGCTTGAAGTGGCGAACGCCCTGAGACGAGCCAGAGCCGTCCGTCACGATCTTGAGCGAGCCCGCCCCAAACTTGGAGCGCGTCGGGTCCACAGAGATGGTGATACCGCCGCCCGTCGTAGACGCCCCTGATGTGGTCGCCTCGAAGCTCGGGTTGCCTCCCTGCGTCTCTACGAGGTTGGGGAGGTTTTCCCAGCCGATGGAGTTCCAGGTCGGGTCCGTGGTGTCCTGCGTCCCGTAGCCGACATCGTTCTCGGTGACGCCCACCTGGTAGCCGTCGTGGAAGACCACGTTGGTATGCGCTGAGGCATTGCGGTAGAAGCCCAGCTGCTCACCGAGCGTGGTTGACGGAACGCCGGCGGTCGAGGGAAGCGTCTGGAAGTTGGCCCGGTTCCCGTAGGTCGTCCAGTTCGTGTCCGTGGATTGCTTCATCTCCCAGACGAAGAAGCCATCGGAACTGTGCGACCACTTGACCGTGTAACGCACGTCCCACCAGACATCAGCAGCGAAGGTGGGCCCGGTGAAGTCGAAGTTGGCCGTGGAGCCCGTGCCCGCCGTGGCTGCTCCGGCATTGGGAAAGTCCCCGGTCACGAAGGAGAGATCGAACTTGGTCTTGGTCGCGGCGTCGGTGGTGAGCGCCACGATCGGCTGTCCGTAGGCGGCTTCTGCCTTGAACTGCTGGAAGATCTCCCAGCCCGTCGGATGCGTCCAGGGAGCGAGTGGCCGGAAAGAAAACTGATAGCGCACCGTTCGCCCCTCGGGTGCAGCCAGCGGCCAGGCGTCGTTAGACGAGCCACGGCGCAGCATCATCCGTTCCCCCGTCGAGGCGCCGAACTGATCGCCGGAAGCCACCTCCACGCGGGCAATCCTCGAACCAAGCCTGGGGGTCGGAGTCGCGACGTACTGCAGCTGCCTCGCCTCCGCACCGGCCTTGGCGTCGATCCCGCCGCCACCGGAAGTCCACTCGGGAGCCGTGCCATCGGCGCCCTGCTCGAAGTCACCCCAAAACTGCAAGCCCTCGAGGGAAGGCGCGTCGAAGGAAAGGCGGAAGCGGCGCTCGGTATCGATGCCGGGATAGAACTCCCCGGCCACGTACTCAGGCTCAAAGCGTCGGTTGGTGTTCTTCAAGCGGCAAGCCATCCCGCCGGCCTGTGGCTCGTCCAGGTCGTTGCTCTTGCCGTTCCACCATTCGATCGCCATCAGGTCGGACGTAATGTCCGTCCAGGTCGGCGTGGTATCCGAGAGCGGGTCAGGCGAGAACTCGAGCTTGGGGGTTGCAGCCACTAGAGGATCCCCCGGCCCGAGCGCCTGCCAGAGCGGGCATCCAGTTGTCGCAGGTAGTTGATGGCCTCACGGTCTCCACCCAGGACAATGACGTTGACGGAGCCGCCCCCAGCCAGCTGCGCGTTGTGCCTGACAATGCTCGCCGGCTGCAATCGCTCCCCACGGTGCACGGTCATTAGGCCAGAGCGCCTGATGAGGCCCCCGGTCGCACCTCGAGGGGGAGCATGGCCACCGGAGTAGAAGTCCGACCCACTGCCCGAGCCGATGCTGCCCACCACGGGAATGGACTGGATCAGGTCTATGAGTCTCTGCACGGCGTTGACGACCGTGAGGATGGGCGAGAGCATGATGCGGAAGCCGGTGGCTACGACGTTGCCGGCAGTTCGGGCAGCACCGCCCAGCGCCCGGAGAAACCCGGCGATCTTCTGGATGGCAGAGATGATCTTGTCCGTCACCGTCAGGGTAACTCTCAGAATCCCCATCCAGACCTTCCAGATGGTCGAGTAGAGGAACGTCTCCCACCTGACGAGGTAACCCAGCACCCTGACGAGAACGCCTAGAGCGCGCTGCACCTGGTTGATGGTCTTCTCATGGCGTTGGAGCACGGCCCCGAGCTCAATCCATGCCGCCCTCGCCCGCTCCGAAGCCTCCGTCAGCCGTGGCCCTACCCACTTCATCAGGCGCTGCAAGTAGGGGATGGCCTTCCCGACGATCAGCCCGAGAAAGTTGTTCAGGCGCTCGCGGAGAATATTCAGCTGCCCGCCGAAGGTCTCGCCCATAGCCTTAGCCGATCCCCCAAACTCCTTGGAGAGCTCGCGCAGGATGACCTTCTGCGCCTCCATCTTCTTCCCCACCGCGTCAAAGGTCTCAATCTGCTTGATCTGCGCGTCAGAGAAGTCAACACCGATGCGCTGCAGACGCGAGTAGCCACGGATGGGATCGTTGAGCGCCTTACCCACCTGGATGGCGGCAGAGCGCATGTCCGTATGCATGGCCGTCGCCAGGTCAAGCGTTAGCTCCGTGGCCCGGTCGAAGATGTCGTTGCCCTTACCGACCTCGTTCCTGATGTCCCGGAACGTGAGCAGCATGTTCTCACCCTGGACGATGAGCTCGTCATCGATCCCGCTCAGCTCCATCAGGCGATTGCCCATGTCCTGGACGTGCTTAGCGGTTACGTTCGCAGCCCCGCCCGTCGACTTGAGCACGGCGGCAGTCTGGGCGGCTTCCCTCTGGCCGGCGTTGAACTCGTCCCACCCGAGCTTTGCCGCCTTGCCAAGCGCGTACATACCAGCAGCAGCTCCACCGATGAGAGCGGTCTTGGCAACGGCCCCAAACTTCGAGGTCTTGGACTGAGCCTGCCCTAGAGCCCGCTGGTAGGAGCTAGCGTCACCAACGATCTCAACTTCGATCCTACGAGCCATGGGCCTTCTCTAGCTGCTCGTATGCCTCGGCGATCTGCTCGATGGTGAGGTCTTCGATCGGCACCATGACCCCGATGCTTCCTAGAGCGGGGGTCCAGTAACTTGCAGGCTCTCGAGGCCCGTTGCCGGCTCGAAAGGGATGGTGTCGTCCTCGTTCTCCGTGGAGTCGAGCTCGAACATGTCCATGTCCATGATCTCGTCCGCGATGAGAACGGCGGGCTTGTCGGGGTCTTCACGGCGCAGGCCCACAAACAGGAGCACCATCAGGCGAGCGGAGTCCGAGTCCGTCAGACCGACGCCCAGCGCCTTCTCGCCCTCATGCACCTGACGCAGCGGAGCACGGTCGACCACGACCTCCCTACCGTCGATCTTGAACTTCATCGTTGCCATCAGAATCCTTCCCTTCGCTTGAGCCAGTCCAGAAGCTCCTCAACCTCGTCCACGATCTCTTCCTCGTGGGCGTAGAGAGCTCCGATCAGGTCTACCATCTGCAGGGCGCCGAAGTTGGGATGTGTCCCAGTCTTCTTTCGCTGCGCCTGCCTGACCACAACGCCCTTCATCGTGGGGTAGGGCTTGATCGTTGAGGTGGAGGCTCCCTGGAAGCGTCCGATGCGTTGGCGGGCGTCCGCCGCTACCGGCTCGGCCACCTTGCGGAGCTCGTCCTTGACCTCGCGGACGACGGAATCGTCAATACGCTTGAAGGCCCTGTTCACCTGTTGGAGCCCGTGCAGCCTGACGGTCGCAGCCGTCCGAGCCATTACGTCACCTGCAGCTGTACGACTGCGTACGTAACTCCTGCGGTTGCCGAAGGCGTGACCGTGGCCACTCCGGTCGTTGGGTCTGCGTAGTTCTGATAGGGGAACGGACCCAGGATGAGCTCGCCCGTCGTCGCGCCCACCGTGCCAACCATGTCAGCGATCGCCAGCCCGCCGGCAGCGGTGCCAGGAGTCGTGACCGTGATGGTGCGCGTCGAGGCGTTGGTGTTCTTGACGTAGAGAAACGTCCGGTCGGACGGGGCGAAGGTGTCCGAGGCTGCAGCTGAGGCAAAGGACGGAACGAGGCCCGCTGCGACTGTTGGGACTTGCGTCGAGAGGAGAGCCATTACGCCGTCAGCCTCTGGATGCCGGTCTGCGAGGCGTTACGGAAGGTGGCGTTGGTCGTGAGCGCGGAGCCGACATCCCCCGAGAGCGGCGAGTAGTCGCCCAGCATCCGGGCGGACATCACAAAGCCTGGGTTGGTCGCGGAGCGGGCAGCGTTCTGGCGCCTGACCTCCACGGTAAAGGTCGTGCTCGAGCTCGTAGCCAGCGGCCAGAGCGTAGCGTCCACGGAACCTGCCGCCTGCGACTGGAAGAACTCGACCGTAATCGAGGCATCCGGGATACCGCCGGCGTACTGCATCATGGTGTCCCCGAAAGCCGTTACGTCGACCTCCGGTGTTGAGGTCGTGACCTCGCAGCTGCGTGCCTGGTTAGACAGGTCTACGCCGTTGACGAGCACGTACCCGTTGGTCCAAACCTCCTTAGCCATTTAGACGACCTCCTCGAAGTCTGGCGGGGCTAGCGCCGGGTGATCACTGGCGTAGTGCTCTGTGAGGGTCTCTTGCTTTTGGAAGTGTGGGACATCGTCCTTCTTCACGGACTTGTCCTCTGTGCAGGCGGGGCAGGCAACACGCGGCGTAATCTCCTCGAGGTATCCGGCTGCAACTAGGGCGGGAAAGTCGTAAGGCATCTCCGTAACCCCGGAGATCTCCTCACCCTTGCTGCCCAGGGCAAAGTCCATCAACACTCGATACCGCCTAGCCATTCCTCGCCTTTCCTAGGTGCTACTCCACGTAAACAGTAACCAGCCAATCGGACAGAAGGTACGCCAGGTTTTCCGCTGTCACGATGTACCTAGGCTCCGCGACCTCCGTACAGGTCACGTCCGTTGCCAACCCTCCCAGCGTCGGGTCGGACTCAACAGCACGACACAGAGATGTTTCGCTCGTCTCGTCTATGAGCTCGTCCAAAAAAATCTGAGGAGCAGGGTCTGACGTGATCGGCACAAAAGCCTGGATGGTGAATGTGTAGTCCGTCAGTCCAGCCGAGAAAGCCTGGTGATACTTGACGGACGGGGGCAAGATGTGGACACCCATGCCATGGGGTCGGGCGATGGCATAGCGCGAAACCTGCAGGCCGGTAATCGTCTTGAGGTTGTCGCGCAGGCCGGCGCGAAGGTCACCAACTACGCTCATGCTCCGCGCACCAGCGCCGCAAGGCTTCGACCTTTTCGAGGTAGGCCATCAGCGCAGCCCAGAAGTCCTCGCAGAGCCTGTCCAGCACCTTGGGATCGTAGACCGGCATGGGTCATTCGATCATCGCGGTGACCTTGAACTTGGCGAGCAGCGCGTCCACCTGCGGATCCGAGCGCCCGAGGCGAATGGCAGGGCCATCGAGCGAGGTCGCCAGCACTCCGAAGGGAGCCTCCCTGGTGCGCCTGAGAAACTGCGTGGCCATGATGGAGACCGCCACCTTGACTTCCGCCGGCACGGAGGCATAGCCCCAGGTCGCCGTTATGGAGACCGCCTGCGGAGCTCGGGTAAAGAGGTAGCCACCGAGAACGCGCAGAGTATCGCCGCCGTCGACGTAGAACTGAGTGCCCTGCGTCCAGGCCGTACCGTTGGCCGAGACCGCCGTGATGGATGAGACCGGGCCAACCCGAAGGTAAGAATCCGAGACCGGCGTAAACAAGCGCGTCTCGGTCACGGACGTAAACGGGCCAGAGCCGGTCATGTCGTCCACGACGTTGGAGGCCGCTTCGATCGCTCGAGCGATGTCCTGGTCAGCGAACGACTCACCAGAGAGAGACAGCGTGTCCTTCATCTCCTCAACCGAGATGTACTGGTTCGTGAGCGGTGAGTGAGTCCTGACCTCAACGAGAAACTCGGGCGTATCCTCGAAGGTTCCGCCTGCCGTGACGCGCCACCAGGCGACGTAGTAGCCGGCGGTGTCCACGTCGGCAGCGGCCCAGTCGTAGTGAACACTTCCGGTAGCCGCCACGTCGACCACTGCCGCGGCGTCCACCTTGAGCGTTGCCGAGTTTACGGCCCGCATCTGCAACTTGACCGTGGCGCCAGTCAGGTTGACCGGCACACCGTCCGTCAGGATCTGCCCCGTGAGCGGAGGTTGCCGGTTATTCAGGTAGTGGACGATTACCTCATCCATACACAATCACCAGGGGAAGCACTACCACCCACAAAATAGAGAAAGCGATAACAGCGACGTACCTCATTCAACGCCCATTCTGCCACCCGTGGCGGAGGTCAACTCAGGCTCCGAGCTCCGGGCAAAGACTTTGCCGGCATAGGAGGCTCCTGCGTTGCCGTTTACACGGGCGTCGATGCGTCCCCGGTTCCTCGAGGTGTAGGGCAGGAAGACAAACAGGGACGGGATGACGACGGTGGGAGCGGGAGCCACCCCCAGCCCGATCGCAGGGAGAGGAAAGACAACGACGCGGACCGCTGCGGTTGGAGCAGCTCCCAGGGCGACACTAGCACTTACAACGACCGACCTCA